GCTAAACGTGCTATTGCATATAATGAAAGCGTTCCTCCATCACAAAGATGGGGGACTCCTACTGGTAGGAGGAGAGCAGGGCAAATTGCCAGGGGGGAACTGCTCTCAGCAGATATCATTGTAAGAATGGCAAGTTTTTTAGCAAGACATAGGAGAAACTATGAACGCTATGTTGGTGTTGATAAAAAGGGCAAAGGTTGGGCATCCTATCTTGGTTGGGGAGGCCCTAGTGCAGTAGCATGGGCAGAAGATAAAATACGCAAAATGAGGGCATCAGGAGAATTGCCTGGAGGTCCTGAAAGAAGAGGATAAATTATGCCACTAACTCCCCCACAGCAGATGGTTGCTGATGATAATAGTAGGTTTAAAGTTATTTGTGCTGGAAGACGTTGGGGCAAATCATGGTTAAGCATTAGAGAGATGTGCAAAGCAGCAAGTTCTCCTAATAAAAAAGTTTACTATGTAGCGCCAACGTTCAGACAGGCAAAAACTGTAATTTGGGATGACCTAGTTAATAAATTGACCCAAGTCAGATGGATTAAAAAAATTAATGCAACTGAACTAACAATTAGGTTAAAAAATAACAGCACTATTGCTTTAAGAAGTGCTGACAACTATGAGAGTTTGAGAGGTATTAGTATAGATTACCTAGTAATGGATGAGTGTAGTGATATTGATGTTGCATGTTGGTCAGAAGTTTTAAGACCAGCACTTGCTGATAGGCAGGGTGGTGCAATGTTTATTTCTACGCCAAAAGGTTTCAACTGGTTCTATGATCTCTGGGCTAATGCACCAGCACATAAAAACTGGGAAGCATGGCAGTTCACAACTCTTGAAGGAGGCAATGTCCCTGAAGAAGAGATTGAAGCAGCCAAATCAGAAATGGATCCAAGGACTTTTGAACAGGAATTTTTGGCGTCTTTTGTAAACTTCAGTGGCCTTGTCTACTACAGTTTTGATATTGAAAGAAATGTAAAAGAAATTGAACCACAACTTGATGCTAGAGATGTATTGCATATTGGAATTGACTTTAACACACAACCAATGTCAGCAGTTATAGCAAATTGGGATGGTTTAACAATGCACATCATAGATGAAATTGAAATTAACAACTCAAACACTTATGAAATGTGTGATGAAATATCCAGGAGATATCCTGGGCAAAGATATATTGCTTACCCTGATGCTTCAGGAGCAAATCATAAAACGTCAGCAATGAACACTGACCATAATATTTTGAGGCAATATAATTTTGTTATAAAAAGTGCAAGAGTTAACCCTCCTGTTATAGATAGGGTTGCAAGTGTAAACACTGCATTCTATAACAAAGTAGGAGAAACTAGATTGACAGTAGCACCTAAATGTAAAGGTTTGATCAAATGTTTGAACAAACAAATTTACAAAGAGGGCACCAGGGCACCTGATAAAAGTGCTGGTTTAGACCATTTACCTGATGCTTTGGGATACCTAACTTGGGGACTTATGCCAATTAGGAGACCACAACAACATAGCAAAGGACCAGAGTTGTTTGCTCATTATTAACATAAATACAATTAAGATACCTAGGAATGAATACAATGGCAAAGGCTGAAGATCTATTATCAACCCATGTAGCCTATACAGAACATGCAAAGGAAGCAGATTTCCTTTACAGAAGTTATGTAGGTGGCAAACTATATCAAAAGGGTGATTACTTAACAAAATATCTAGGTGAAGGCAATCTACCAGGTGATGCTTATGGCAAGCGTTTAGAAGCAACGCCATTGGACAATCATGTAAAAACTACAATTGATATCTACAGTAGTTTTCTGTTTAGACACTTACCTAAAAGAACATTAGGACAATTAATTAACAATCCTAGTGTAATGCAATTCATGGGTGACATGGATCAAAATGGTCAAACAATTGACAGTTTTATGAAAACAGTCAATGACATGGCACTAGTTACAGGCAATGTTTGGTTGTTGGTTGATAAACCAAACTATGCAGTAACAACACAAGCAGAAGCAGAAGCATTAGGCGTAAGAGCGTATGTTTGTGCATATTCACCACAAAATGTGTTGGATTGGGAATACAAAAGACAAGTTAATGGTAAACAAGAACTAGTTTACATTAAAGTTGTTGAACATGACAGTAACAATAGTATGGTGTTAACTGAATGGTATCCTGATCATATACACAAGTATACAATCAGTAAAGATACTTTAGGTGAAGTTGAAGAAGTAATGGAAGATATGGTTTTTGAAAATCCATTAGGCATGATTCCATTCATTAACTACGCACCATTACCAAGTCCTAGATTAGGCATTGGTTATAGTTTAGTTGCTGATGTTGCATATGCACAAAAGTATATCTACAACTTGCTTTCTGAACTAGAGCAAAATATTAGAATTAGTGGCCACCCAAGTTTGGTCAAAACACCAAGCACAAAAGCAAGTGCAGGTGCTGGTGCAATAATTGAAGTCCAAGAAGACACTGAACCTGGTTTGAAACCTTATCTATTACAACCATCAGGTAGTAGTATTGAAGGCATCTTAGATGCTATTGATAAGGTAGTGAACAGTATTACAAGAATGACTCATACTAGTGCAGTACAGATTATGAGAGGCACACCAATGTCTGGTGTTGCGTTACAAACTGAACGCCAACTGTTAAACACAAAGTTAGCAGACATTAGTCATTCATTAGAAGAAGCAGAATATAAAATTTGGAACCTATGGTTTGCATGGCAGGGTATTGAACAGCCAGAAGACTTTATGGTTACATACGCAGACACATTTGATATTAGGGATGAACATTCAGACTTAGAACTGTATAAGAAAGCAGTTGAAACAGTCCCACATGAAGCATTCCAAATGCAAATGCATAAGATGATTACTGAAATGTTGGTAGATGATGAGCAAACTAAAAATGATATTTTAGCAAGCATTGAAGCAGACCACAGTGCAGGTAATTTAACTGAATAAATAAGGATAGGTTAGTAAACCCCCCTTACACTAACAAAGGAGATTGTTGACATGGAAACAGAAAACCCCATGGTTGAGAACACTGATACTGACACTGGGGCAGTTGAAGGTGGAAATGAAGCCCAGGTTAAGGAAAAGATGTTTAGTCAGGAGGAACTTGACAGCATCTTGCAAAAGAGACTTTCTCAGGCAACTAAGAAGTTTCAGGACATTGATCCAAATGAGTATCAGGAACTGAAGCAACTTAAAAACCAAGTAGAGGAAGAGCAACTTATAAAAAGGCAGGAGTTTGATAAAGTCCTGCAAAAGACTAAACAGCAAAGTGCCAAAGAAGTTTCACAACTTAGGTCAGAACTGGAAAAGATCAAAGTTGATGGTGCGTTAATTAGTGCTTCCAGTAGTGCTAAAGCAGTCAATCCAGAACACGTGGCTCAATTGCTTAGGTCTAATGTCAGACTATCAGATGATGGTAGTGTCACAGTTATTGATAGTGCAGGTAATGCACGTTTTAATGACAAAGGTGACAATTTGACAGTAAATGAACTTGTTGATGAGTTCTTAAATGCAAACTCTTATTTTAGAGTTGCTGGACCCAGTGGTGCAGGGTCTACAAGTAACACTGACACCAGGTCAAATGAGAAATTTGATCTATCAAACTTAAATTTGCATGATCCTGCTGATAGAGCAAAATACAGAAAAATGATGCTCAAAGGTGGACAAATCATCAAATAACTTAACTTGAGGTAAAAAAAATGGCAGACTCATATGTATCAGGTCAAACCTCCAACTATAGTGTATTTTCACAGCCAATCATTGCTGCAACAGTATATGAAGCAGAAGAAAGTTCACTGTTCTTGGGTGGTCAATTGATCCCAATGGTTAACACCCCATCTGGTGTTCTAAATGTTCCAGAATTGGCTAGCGTAACAGCAACAACAATTTCTGGTGGTGGCATCACTACAGATGTTGCAAATACAACTCCAGCAGCAACAAGCAATGTTATCACTGCTGACTTAATTGCTGCAAGAGCAGTTGTGCGTGACCTTGGTGGCATTGATCCAAATGAAATTGGACGTTCACTAGGTAAAGCAGTTGGCACAGCATTTGACAAAGCAGTTTATGCTGCATTTGAAGCAAATGGTACTGACACAACTTATGACACAGTTCCACTAACTGTTGATGACGTTTATGACGCAACACAACTTATCAGAGAAGCAGGTGAGATGGGTGAACTTTATGGTATCCTAACTCCACAGGCAGCAACTGAAATCCAAAAGTTGTTTACATCTGATGGCACAATTGGTGCAAACTTTGCTGGTGGTGACTTCCAGTCACGTGCATTAACAAATGGCTTTGTATCACGCTTTGCTGGTGTAACATGGTTCATGACAGCAAATATTGCTGATGACACAGCAACTTCTGGCTATATCTTTGGTGCTGACGCAGCACGCATTGCTATGCAGAAGAACGTTGATGTGGAAATTGCTAGACGTGCAGAAGCAGTTGGTAATGACGTAGTGGCCAGTTTACATGCTGGTGTCTCAGTTATTGACGCTGCAAGGGTTATTAACCTTAAAAATGTCTAATTGACACAATAGTAGGGGGCAATAGCCCTCTACTTAAATTTGGAGAATTATAATGGCTTTTGCTACTAATGAAAATTTACAACAATATGCTCCTGAAGTTTTTGAACAAGGTGTTGATGACTGGAGTAATGAACTTGCTCTAGCAGAAACAGATGTGATAAACAGGATCAAAATTGATTATTGGAACAAATATGAAAGCCCTAGTTTATTCTCAACTTCAAAACTTACTGACTCACAGTGGACAAAATCAACAGTATACAAAGCCTTGTATGCTTATATTTTGCCTAAACTTTCAACTTTCAGACCAGAAGGTGATCCCTTCATGATGCAAATTACTTTTTACAAAGAAAGATTTGCTGAAGAATTGCATATGCAATATGGTGTTGGCATTGAATATGACCATAACAATGATGGTAGTATTGACCAAGCCAGTGAACGTGAAAGAGTTGAACTGAGGTTAACTAGGTAATGAGTAGAGAACTAATAGTTGAAGAGTTTGTAAAACAACTCAAAAACATGAAGGGTGACATCAAACTTGGTGTAGTTCAAAGAGATCCAATCATCATTTCTGAATTGCCTAAAACTGGCTTTCCAGCAGTTTATGTTGAAACTGTTGAAGAGGACAGAGAAAGAATAACAATGGGTGCAACAACCTTAATAAGGTCACTGATGCAATTATCCTGCGTTATTGTTGTAGGTGGTAAGGAACGTGATAGACAACGTAATATTGTTGTAGATGAGATTGAAGAGCATATTGCTAAAAATAAGACTCTAAATGGCAATGCAAAGGATTGTATTTTGACCAGAATAGAACTAGTAGAATTAGGTGAATCTGAACCTTATGCTAGTTGTAGGGCAATATTCAGTATTGATTATTGTTATAAAATATAAACTAAAGAGGTAATAACATGGCATGTTATACAGGTACAACAGGCGCACTAGAGTTTGGAACTCTTAGTTCTGAACTTGCAGTTGCTCAAGTGCAAAATTGGACTATTACGCATACTCAAGAGACATTAGACAACACAGTAATGGGAAACACATACAGAAGTTTCTGTGCAGGTCTAAGAACTTGGGAAGGTTCTGCAGAAGTTGTTTGGACTGCTGATGAAGATGACAACTCATCATTTGATGAGGTCTTCCAAATTGCAGATTCAGCAACTAGAAACACAGGACACCTAATTGCATACTGGGACAATACAGCAGGCAATGATGAACTAAAGTTGAGTGGTAATATTATCATCACAAGTATTGAATATGAAAATACTGTTGGTGAATTGAATATGGCTACTGTAAACTTTACAGGCACAGGTGCACTAACTGTAGATTCAACTACAGCAGCCTAACAAAAGAGGACAGGACAGTGTCAGAAGCAGATAAAACCATTAGGCAACTAAAGGCAGAAATTGACACTGACCTGTCCAAATTTGCTCAGCAGTATTTGAGTCAACTAAGGCAAACAACTCCAGTTTTGACTGGTAGGGCACGTCAAGGTTGGCAGAGCACATTTAGAAAGAAATTAGTAGGCAATGGTAAAGATATACCTATTGCTAGAAACAACGTACCATATATTGGTGTGTTAGACACAGGTTCTAGTAGACAAGCCCCCAATGGAATTGTTGAACCTGCTCTAAGAAAAACAAGGAAAAGATAATGAAAAATCCAGTATTACAAAAAGCAAGTGAGCATTTCAAAAACCAACTTAGTGGTGGTATGAAAAGCATTGAAGTCCCAGAATGGGAAACAACAATTTATTACAAACCAGTAGCAACCTTTGCAGAACAGCAAAGAGTTTTTGAATATCACAACAAAGGACAACTTGTAGAAGCCTTAATTGAAACACTTATTACTAGAGCAAAAGATGAAGAAGGCAAAAGCATGTTTGCAAGAGGTGAGTTTGCGTTCTTTATGCGTGAAGTTGACCCAAATGTCCTTACAAGAATTGTTACTGAAATGAATGCAACAACGCAGGAATCTGAGGCTAATCTGGGAAACTAACTGAGGACACAGATTTATTATTCCTATTCAGACTTGCAGAACAATTTGGACAAACAGTTGAATGGGTAATTCAAAATGTGTCCATATTAGAACTAAAAGGCTGGGCTAAATACTACACATATGTAGCACAGCAAAAAAAGCAACAAAGCGCCAGTAGGGGGAGACGCAGAAGGTAATGGCAGACTATAATATTAATATCACAGCCACTGATAATTCAAAATCAACTATTGATGGCGCAAATAAAAGCCTAGGTTTCTTAGGCGTTTCTGCTAATAAGGTTAAATTAGCATTAGGTGCAGCAGGTGCAGCCTTTGCAGCCTTTGGTGTAATAGGCAAAGTTACAGAAACAATTGACCAAATGGACAGCCTTGCAAAATCAGCAAGGATGGCAGGTGCAGCAGCAAGCAATGAAGCATTTGAAGGCTTTCAAGTCCTAAAACAAGCAATGAATGAGGCTGGTGTTGACGCTGGCACATTTGACAGGGCAATGTTGCAGACTACTAACAGACTGCAAAAAGGTGTTGAAGGACAAAAGTCATTTGCAGCCATCACTGATAAACTTGGTGATAGTATTAGAAACACAAATGGTGAACTAAAAGCAGGTCCTGAACTACTAAAAGAAATGATTAACGCCCTTAACAATGGCACAATCAGCACAGATGAATTTGCTAAAGTTGTTGGTGGTAGAGCAGGTCCAGTTATTCAAGCACAGTTTGGTAGCATCAACAAAACTGCTGAAGCATTAGATAAAACACTTCAAGATGTAAAAGCAAACTCCAATATTGTTAGTTTAGATGCTGCAGAAAACGCTGAAGTGTTTAATGATACAGTGGGTAGACTTAAAGAGGGTATGGGACAGTTAATGACTGATGCCATTACTCCATTACTGCCACACTTAGTTAGATTATCAGAAGACTTGTTAGCAAACATGCCTGCAATTGTGGCTAAAGTAACAGAAGCATTCAATACACTAAAACCTGTATTCAGTCTAATTGGCACAGTACTAACAGACATTGTATTCCCAATTATGCAAAAAGTCTTTGAAGTATTAGGTTTCATAGCAGAAGCAATTACACCATTAGTTGACTCAGCCATACCTGCACTAAAAAGTGCATTTGAAGCGTTACAAACAATTGTTTCAAGCATTGTTGAATTCTTCCAGGGCGTTGCAGATAGTTTGCAAGGCATATATGATAAAGCAATACAATTAAAAGATGGTGTTGTAGGCACATTTGACAAAATGGGTGACAGTATTAGTGAAAGTGCCAAAAACATGACAGAAGATGTTAAAGGCTTTTTTAGTGGTATGTATGAAAAAGTTGTTGGTGGATCTATTGTCCCTGACATGGTCAATGAAGTGCTAGAAGAATTCAAAAGAATGCAAACTGGCATGGTTGAAACAACAAAAGACGCAACATCACAAGCAAGTGATGGTATTCAAGACTTTGCAGACACACTTGTAAACGCATTAGATGATGGTAAACTTACATTATCAGACTTTGAAGGCTTCTTCAAGAAAACAATGACAAACATTTTAACTGAGGCACTAAGTTCAGGTGGTGGTATTTCAAATGCATTTGGTAGTATTTTTGGTAGCATTGGTGGTATGTTTGGTGGTGGAGGAGGTTTTGGTAGCATCTTTAGTGGCATTGGTGATTTCTTTGGTGGCTTCTTTGCAAATGGTGGTTACCTTAGTGCTGGTAAAGTAGGTATTGTTGGTGAAAGTGGTCCTGAACTTATTAGTGGCCCTGCAAACATTACGCCAATGGATGAAGTAGGTGGCACAACACAAGTGGTATTCAACATTAACGCTATTGACACACAAACAGGAACACAGTTCTTGTTAGATAACAAAAAACAAATTGAAGGCATTATCCAAAATGCCTACACTAGAAGAGGAAAGCAAGGTATCTACTAATGGCATCACTAAAAGACTTATTCACGTATCCTAGCAACGCATCTAGTTATTATTTTAATCCTACATATCTTGCTGGAGCAATACAAGCCACACAAATTGAAAGTGGCACAAAATATATTATTAAAACAGTAGGCACAACTGACTTTACAACAGTAGGTGCAGCAAGTAACACTGTTGGATTAGAATTTACTGCAAGTGGAACACCAACTGGCACTGGGACTGTATGGATTCTTGCTAGTGGTATGTTTGCTAGAATGAACAAACTTAACACAGAATCAGATGGTTATGATTACAATGTAACATATTGGGGATCAACTGATGAAACAGAAATGGTTAGTGAAGTATCAAAATTCATTAACTATTATGACCAATTTCCTGGTGATTTAAGAAAACTTTCAATGTTTGACATTTATGAAAATCCACTTATTGTTTTTAACAAAGAAAGTTACAATCAACCAGTTACTAGTGTTGAAGTAAAATTACTTTCAGGTGCAGGCAATGTAGGTGGTTTGGAATTAAATGTTAATGATACTTCACATATTTCAGATGGAGATAGGATTTCATTAGACTTTACACCAGATGATTATGACAACAACAATAGCACAGCATTTGATGCTTATGCAGATGTTATTTCTTCTACCAAAATACAACTATACACAGATGCAGGTTTAACAACAGCCTATCAAAATGCTGGTTTTATTGATTATACTGGTAATGTTGGGCATTTCTCAACTGCAAGTGGTGCAATGCATATTATGCCTGCTAATACAAATCCACTAACTACATTATCAGATGGTGATAATATACTTTACAGAACTGTTTCAAGTTCTACTGCATTTGATAGAGCCAATGGTGGTGATGTAGATTCAATAGATACAGTTCATTTTTTAGATAGAGATCAATTGAATACAAATTCAGGTGGTGCTGATTATGTGCAAACTGCACATTACTATTCTGATTCAGGACTGTCATCACATAGAACATCTGATGAAGAATACAAAGCAACATTAAGTTTTACTATTGCAGGTGGCACAACAGGAACAACAGAGCACTCAGTTGACATTGATGTTAGTGATAGTTCAACAGTTTCATTTACTGCTGGTAATGAAACTACATTCAGTGGATTAAGAGCAAGCCTAAACAATGACAAAACAAAATTAGGTTTTGCTTATGCAAGAACGTACTTCACAGGTGGTAGTATTACTGACAACCAAGCAAACGCTGTTCTTTCAAGTTCAAGAGATAAAGATGAGTTTTGGTTTGTAAAGTATGATGACGTTGCTGAAACAATTACACTAACTAAAAGCACAACAGCAAGTAATTATTCAAGTGACATTGACGTAGGCACTACTACAACAATTTCAGTTGAAATATTAGATCCTTTTTACTTGGCAAGTGACGCACATTTAGTTCAGGTGCCTGAAGGACCTACAGGATCCAAAGCATATGCAATATATCATCCAACTGAAGGTGCACTAGTTAACAAGTGGTTTATTGGAAGTGCAACACCAATTATTCAGGGTAATAAAGTTTACAGTTATTTAGATGCTGCTGGTGCAACTGCATATGGCGCAATCTTAACAAACAAATATTGGGAAGCAGGTGATACTATAGTAAGCACAATGACATCAGATGAGCAAGGTAGTATACAATGCACAGTCAATGGTAGTGGTTACTTAACAGGTTTTACTAACTTTGGCGCAAAAAATAATATTAATGGTGGTATTTGGGATAACAATAATGATATAATGATTGAAATAGATGCAGTTGCTGATTTATACTCACCTAGAGCATTAACAACTGCTGAAAGTGAAGACGTTTTTGACACACAAGATTATTGGGTAGATCCTAGTTTTAACTTACTAAAAAACTGGCCTACAGTAGTAACACCAAGTAGTGCAAAAATAACTGTTAATCAACCAAGCACAGTAAACATTACACAAAGTGGTAGAAAGTTTGTTAGAAACAGTGGCATTACAAAATGGCAACTTGAAGTAAATTATCCTGCAATGACAAGATATGAGTTTGAAGAGTATCAAGCAGTAGCACAGGCTGTTCAGGGACAAAATATACCATTTTACTTTATTTTAAGAAATGATGATGATGAACATATATTGATGTCAAATAATTACACAAACACACCTGGTGCCATTGCACTTGTAACAGATAACACAACTACAAGTGGCTCAAGCATTGTTCAAATATCAGGATTTGACAGTGAGACAACACAGGCACTTAACAAAGGTGAAGTAATTATTATGAGTGGCAGTAGAAATGGCACAGTGCATACAGTAGTTCATGATGTTGATTCAAATATATATGGTGAAGCAAAATTTAGGTTAGCGTATCCAATTACAAGCACTCTAACTCCTGGTAAATTAGCACAGAAAAACCCATATCATGTAGTTGTAACACTTTCAGAAGATGCGTTTGAATACCAAGTTAGCACAGAAGATTATTATTTCTTAACTGTTACATTTGACCTAGATGAGTGGAAGTAAATGACAACACCTACATTACCCCAAATAAAAACAAGACTGACTACAACTTATTATGAGTTGGTCAAAATAGAAACAAGCACAGTATATAACCTTACAAATGCACCTTTTGATGTATCTTATGACAGTACTACATATGAAAGCATAGGTGCGTTATTGGCTCTTGATGAACTTGAAAGCAACATGAATTTTGAAGTGCCAAAAATTACACTTAGCATTAATGGTCTTGTTGAAATGAACAATGATGGTGAATACTTCATTGAAACTATGCTTGGTTTAGATTATATTGATAGACCTGTAACAATTTATAGAAGTTATTTTGACCAGGGCACACAAATAGGCACAATAGAAGTTTTCAAAGGATTTATTGAAAATGCTGGACTACAATATGACCCAAGTGGTGGTTGTAGTGTAGGCATTGAAATAGCAAGTCACTGGGTTACTTTTGACAAAACAAATGGCAGGCACACAAATGGTGCAAGCCAACAGTTTTATGCAACAAAAAACAGTTTAGGCACAGACACAGGTTTAGACAACTGTTCTGAAGTGCAAAAGGAAATCATATGGAAGCAATAGATTTAGGGCGTTTCATTAGTGAATACAGACACAAAAAATTTGCTTATGGCCAAACAGATTGCAATATATTTGCTAGTGAATGGGTAGATAGAGTAAAAAATACAGAGATAACTAGTAGTATAGTTGGCAATTATGATAGTGTGAGAGGCATGTTAAGATTTAGCAAAGTTAAGAAGATTAAAAAGGAACTTGAGAAAGCAGGTTACTCTCAGGTTAAGGACACCCCAGTCACAGGGGACATTCTGATTAGAAAAGACCCTGCTGGCTTTTATCATAGTGCTATTGTAATGCATGGTTGTGCATACACCATGGATAAAGACAAAGACTTGGTTAAAGCACAAATTCAACATGTTATGTTACCTGGCACAGAAATCTGGAGGACTACATAATGGGCGCATTTGTTCCTATCCTAATGCCAATCCTAAAGAAACTTATTATTCAGTTTATTGTTAGTGCAATAGCAAGTAAGATCTTTGGTAAAAAGTCTAACAAAGGTGGGCGTGGCAGTTCTACTTCTTCAGGTATTATGATTAACAGTAGTGGTAATAATGAACCTATACCTGTTTCATATGGTAGACAAAGGCTAGGTGGAAACAGAGCATTTATTGACACAAGTGATGGTGCTGGCGCTGCTGGCACAAATTTCCTAAACCAAGTTCTTATACTCTGTGAAGGTGAAATGGGTGATATTAAAAAAGTTTACTTTCAGGACAAAGTTATTTGGGACGTTACTGATGGTGGCACAACTGATACTTCAGGTGTAGGCACAAATGGCGTAAGATTACAAAACTTTACAACAGAAGGACAAACTTATAACATTGCACACATGGCATATTACAGTGGCACA